CTACGGTAGCGTCGAGGTGCACCACTACGAGGGCGAGTACACCGCGTTCGTCGGCGTGCACGAGGGTGGTGCTATGAGCGACGTCGCGGCAGCGATAGATAGCGCGATTGCGGTGGCAAGGGAGGGCGAGTGCCCGGAGATGTAAGCGATCGTCGTCTCGATGCACGGCACGTCGAGTGGTTCAACGAACACCTCCGCCGCGTGCGCAATGGCTACGTACAGATCACCTACCACATGCGCGACGGAGAGGTGGCCTACGTAGAGAAGATTCCGCGCGAGACGGAGAAGCCGGAATGCGACGAAGAGCCGGACTTGCCAGATTGTAACAATGATGCTATAATCTGAGCAGACAGTGTAATCTGATCGATCGGTCCACGGCTGACCGAGTAACGGAGGCCACGGGTCGGTCGCATGCACACTCACGTCACTGGGCGGAGTGTCTGTATGCGGCTGGCTCGTGGCCTTTTTTCGTGCCCGCATATTCAGGAATCTGCACGGCACGGGGAGACGAGCGAGTGTGCTCACAGCATCCGAACGGCGCAAGCTGGAAATCTGCGCAGCCTACAAGACCGAAACCCCACGACCGAGCTACTCGCAGCTTGCCAAGCGCTTCGGCGTTAGCGATCGCACTATTGTGGCTGCTATACGCTGGGGCGAGCGTATGGGCGTATTCACCGACGACATACGAGAGCGCCTGCAGAACCAGCTCATCGAGTGGCGCACTCACCTGGCCTGGCTCGAAGGGGAGCGCAAGCTCTATGTGGTCGACGCTCGCGACGACGGTAAGCGCAAGCCGCTCCACCCGTACTGCCTCACCGCGGTATCCCGCGAGATCCGCGAGGTCCGTACCCGAATCGCCGAGCTTGAAGGCCTCATCCGCAATACCCTCACGGTCGAGCATACCGGCAGCGTGGAATCACAGCTGGTCATTGTCCGCCCCAAGGACACCGATGACAACGATTGAGCTCCTACCCAAGCAGGATCGGTTCGTCTTCGCCAAGCGCAAGTTCGTCGCCTTCGTCGCGGGCCTCGGCTCAGGGAAAACCACTGCCGGCGCTATCCGCTCGATCCTCTGGGCGCAGCGCGGTGACGGGATGATCATCGCTCCAACCTACCCGATGCTCAGAGACGCAACGCAGCATACGTTCTTCGGCGTGCTCGATGCCGCGGGTATCCCGTATCTGTTCAACAAGGCCGACAACGAGGCCCGCGTCTTCGGCCACCGGATCCTCTTCCGCTCAGCTGACCACCCTGATCGCCTGCGTGGCCCGAACATGATGTGGGCATGGCTCGATGAGGCGGCGATGATGCGCCTCTCGGTCTGGCACGTGGTCCTTGGACGCTTGCGCGTGGGAGAGACCTCGGCATGGGTGACCACAACGCCGGCGGGCTTTAACTGGTTGCACGAGCTGTGCACCGGTGAGGAGCCGACATTCGAGCTCATCCACTCATCGACTCGCGATAACACGCACCTGCCACCCGATTACATCGAGAGCATGGCCGCCGCCTACACCGGTGAGTTTGCGCGCCAGGAGATCGACGGAGATTTTGTGGCCTTCGAGGGCCTCGTGTACTCCAACTTCCGGCGCAGGCTACATGTGGTCGACTGGGATCCGCCGGAAGACTGGTATCGCGTGCGGGCCATCGACCTCGGGTACACGAACCCGTTTGTCTGTCTCTGGGGGGCCGTCGATCATGATGGGCGTCTACTCATCTACGACGAGCATTACCGGGCGCGGCACCTGATGGGGTGGCACGCGAAGAAGATCCGCGAGCGCGAAGGGCGGTTCTCCTGGACTGTCGCAGACCACGACGCACAGGACGTCGCCGAGCTGCGCGCACTCGGGATCTACACGATGCCGGCGAAGAAGGATGTCACCGTCGGGATCCAACGCACGATGGCGCGCTTCGACGTGCAGGAGGATGGGCGCCCTAGACTGTGGATCCACGAGCGCTGCGAGAACACGATATCAGAGCTCAACACGTACCAGTGGGCACCCGGGCAAGACGGGAAGCCAGACAAAGAGGAGCCGATCAAGGAGCACGATCACGCCATGGATGCCCTGCGCTACATGGTGATGCAGCTCGATGGCGGGCCGGCGCCGCGCATACGGAGTCTGTAGTGGGGTTTATAGACCGGATGATCGATACACTCGCGACGCGGGTCGCATCCCGCGTCAAAGCCACAAGCACTATCGACCGCCGCCTCACCGACCCGGTGCTCGCCCGCGCTGTCGGATGGACCGACGAGCTGGACACCGAGGGCACGCAGGTCTCAAAGCCCTACAAGCAGGCGGCGGCAGTCTATGCGTGTATCAGTGTCAAGGCGCGCAACATTGCGCAGGTCCCGTTCAAGATCTACCGGCTCACCGGCAAGCCAAAGCACACACTGCCGCTACACCAGAAGATGGCCTGGTTGTCGAAGGCGGCGGATGAGCACGAGATAACCGACGGCCCGCCTGTGCGACTGTTCGCCGACCCAAACCCGACGATCTCGAAATATCAGCTCTGGGAGACGCTCGTGATGAACCTCGACCTCTACGGGGAGTGGTTCCTCTACGAGAGCGATGAGACGCGCAGCGGCGGGATGCCGCTGTACCTGCACACCTACCCGGCCACCTCGTACGACCCGGCAATGCGCAATGGTGAGTGGTTCGGCTGGTGGCTGACTATCAACAACGAGAAGCGGTTCGTGGCGCATGACCAGCTCATCTACGACAAGTACACCAATCCCTACGACATGATCCGCGGACTGTCTCCGCTTGAGGCATACAGGCTCACCCTCGAAGGCGATGTCAACGCCCGGCGATATAACCGCAATTTCTACAAGAACGATGGTACTCCTCCGGTTGTCTACATGACCGAGCAGCCGCTGAGCGACGATCAATACCGCAGGCTCAGGGCGGATATCATCGACACGCGCCAAGGGGTGGACCGCGCCCACCGCGCGCAACTGCTCGACTCAGGACTCAAAGCAGAGCGCATCGGGTTGTCCCAGAAGGATATGGAATTCCTGTCACAGATCAAGCTCGGTCTCGACGAGGCGTGCATGGTGTTCGGTGTGCCGAAGTGGGTCGTCTCCAACGAGGAGGGTACGAACTATGCCACGGCGCTCTCGGCCGATCGCGGTTTCTGGATGCGTACTCTCTTGCCGCTCATGCAGCGCATCGAGGATAAGGTCAACTCGTCGCTGCTCAACCAGTTTGGCTACGAGGGCGCCTTCGATGTCCGGCAGGTGGACGCGATCAACTACGCGTTCCTCGAGAAGGTGGATGCGGCGGAGAAACTGTACAAGCTCGGCTTCACGGCCAACGAGATCAACGAGCGGCTTGACCTCGGCTTCGAGTCCGAGCCCTGGCGCGATGAGCCTTACGCGCCGCCTGCCGGTCCGATGCAACTCTCGGCGCAGGAGGCGCAGCGCAAGGGCGAGATGCCCTCTGCCGAGGTGGTGGAAAAGATCCGCGGGCAGAAGTGGCGCGATACCGTCGAGCAGCTCAACCCAACGACGAGCAAGCTCAAGAAGGACCTGCGCACCTATTTCCACGATGTGGAGCAGAAGGTGTTGCGCAAGATCATCAAGGGGTACCGCACCAGCGCGGCGGTGGTCATCAAGGACCAGAACCCTGACGACGTAGCGGACGCATTCAACGACGAGAAGCTGCGGAGCATTGTTGAGGCAATCATCCGGATAGCGGGCGACATCGGTATGCGCTCAATCAAGGCCGAGCTGCGATTCGACACACTGGATGAGATGGTCCGCGCACGGCTGGCAAAGCGAGCTGAGAAAGTGACCGTGGTCAACGAGACTGCCCGGGAACAGGTGCAGGAGTCGATACGACTTGTCGTGGAGGAGGCGGCCGAAGAGGGGTGGTCGGAGCAGAAGACCACCGACACTCTCATCGAGCGCCTGCGCGGAGAGTTCAAGCAGATCGAGCGACGCGCGCGCACCATAGCTCGGACCGAGGTGCATGGTGCGTTCTCCGAGGGCCGACACCTGGCCATGGAGCAGACAAAGCCGCGTTATAAGATGTGGATTTCTAGCCGCGACTCACGGGTACGCGACTCACACCGGGCGCTCGACGGCGAGAAGATTGTGTTTGGCGAGCGGTTTAAGAACGGCCTTGCATTTCCGCTCGATCCCGACGGCGCCGCCGGCGAGGTCATCAACTGCCGGTGCATCGAGTACCCGATCTACAGCGAGGACGAGGAGATATAGTATGCCACTTCCAACACCCGGCGCGGGGGAAGGCAAGACCGACTGGCTCGAGCGCTGCATGCAGAACGAGACGATGCAGAGTGAGTATCCGGACCGGGACCAGCGCTACGCCGTGTGCAACCGCATGTGGGACGAGAAGGCGGAGGCGGTTATCGAATCGAAGCACGCAGACAACATCCTCAAGGCCGCGCGCCAGGAGGATGGGACGTACCGCATCGTGGCTACCACCGCGGACGTGGATCGGGATGAGGAGATCGTAGTCCCCACGGGGGTTGAGAATCTCGACGAGTATCTGTCGCTCAACCCCATCGTGCTCGTCAATCACAACTGGTTCGGCATGCCCGTGGGTAAAGCGGTCGGCGGCGAGGTCTACCAGGACCGCATCGAGCTGTCCGTGCAGTTTGCCGAGACCGAGTTGGGGCGAGAGGTGCGCTACCTCTACGACGAGGGATTCCTCAACTCGTTTTCGATTGGCTTCGGCGTCAAGGACTACGAGGATAAGGCCGTCGAGGGCAAGACCGTCCGGCACTACACCAAGTGGGAGCTCTACGAGGTCTCCGCGGTAACCGTGCCGGCGAATCGATACGCGAACATCCTGCGCCAGGTCGAGGAGCGCGGGAAGGAACTGTCAATCGTGAAATCCCTGTTTCAGCGGCATTCCGCTGCGGCCGAGGCAACGCCGGCGCCTACAGGCGAAAAGGCGGACCAGGTGCGAAGGAATCTCGCTGGGCTGGCAACAAACTACGAAAGGAGAGGGCTATGGATAAAATCACCCTTTTAAAGCAGCTCATCGAGAAAGAGGAGAACGCCGAGCAGCTGAAGGCGCTCCAGGATGAGCTCATCGAAGCGATCGCCGAGCGCGAGCGCGAGAAACTGGAATCGGAGTACGGCGAGAAGATCGCCGCGCTGTCCGAAGAGCTAGAGAAGGCCAAGCACCCGGCGAAGGTTCTTGAGCCTGCAGCCGACGGACGTATCGAGGTTGGCCTCGGCGACCGCTACAAGGGCTATCAGGTCAAGCACGAGATCGCCATGGTGAAGGATCATGAGGATCTGCCCGACGGCGTCAAGGCGCGTTTTGCGCGAGACGAGCGGACGGCCGAGAAGATGACGCGGTTCTTCATTGATCTCTACACCAACGCGACGAAAATGCCGGTTGGCGAGGCGCGCGAGAAGGGCATGACCGAGGGGACTGTCGGCAACGGCGGGTACCTCACGCCACAGGAGCAGCGCACGGAGCTCTATGCGTATGTGCGAGAGAGCTCGATCGCGCTGCAGGACTGCATGCACGTGCCGATGTCCTCGGACTCGCTCCTGCTCAACTCCGAGAACGGGAAAGCTTCGGTTGCGTTCACCGACGAGGCGACCGACGCAACGGAGACCACTCCGACGATCAGCCAGACCACGCTAACCGCAAAGCGGCTCGACGGATACACGAAGGTAACCAACGAACTGCTTGAGGACGCGGACGTCAACGGCGGTATCGTGGGCATGCTCATGAGCCAGTTCGTCGAGGCAGTCGGCCTGAAGATCGACTCGGCCGTTTTCACCGGAACCGGCGACCCGGTCTCTGGCGTGTTCCTGAGCGCCGGCTACTCCGAGACGTTCGACACCGGAAGTACGCATTTCTCGGAGATCCTGGAGAGCAACCTGCGAGCTATCATCGGCAAGATTCAGCCGGAGCGGCTGACCAATGCTCGGTGGTACGTCAACCACTCGCCGAAGTGGAATTACCTCTACGGCCTGAAGGACGGTGATGATCGGCCGCTGTTCATCCCGGCGCTTACGGAGAGTTCCGTTGAGAGGCTATACGGCTGGCCCGTGCGTAGCGGGTCGAAGATGCCGAGCACCTCTGCTGCGGAGACCGGCTGGATTGTGTTCGGCGACCTCAAGGGGTTCGTGATTGGCGATAGGCTGACGATCATCAGCCTCTTCGTGGACCCGTACTCCCTGTCGAGGTCGTATCAGACGCAGTTCCTCCTGTTCACCCGTTGGGCGTTCGCGCACCTGCTGTCGAACAACTACGGGCGGATCGTCACCGGGGCGAGCAGCTAATGATCGGGCAACAGCGGGTCTGCCGGACCTGCAACCTGTACAGGGGGCGGTCTTTGTACTGTCCCCTGTGCGGGGCTCTCACGGCAGAGGTGCGGCAGGTGGTGACCAAGCGGCGCAGGCGTAGACGGAAGGTGGAGACGAAGTGAAAGTCTGCTGGGCGCACGACTGGGACATGAAGGGCAACGGTTACGGCTACTCGAACCACACGCGGCAGATGAAGGCCGCGCTCGAGCGGCTTGGCGTTGAGCTCTCCGCGGATGCCGAGATCGCCGTGCACATCGTGGTGCCCACCGGTTTCCATCCGATCCCGGGCAAATACAATGTGCTGTTCACCATGTACGAGTGTGCGACGCTGCCGCCGAAGTGGATCTCTCACGTCAACGAGGCGGACCTCGTCGTGGTGCCCTGCGAGCACAACAAGCGCCTGTTCGCGCAGTACACGGACCTGCCGATCGAGGTATGTCAGGAGGGCATCGAGCCGGAGCGTTTCCAGTTCTACCAGCGGTCAGCCCCAACGGACCGCCCGTTCTGCTTCCTGTGGGTCGGCGCCTCCAACCCGCGCAAGGGATACGAACACATCATCCTCGCG